TCTCCAAGCCGGAGACGCAGATGCAATCAGACGAGCCATCTGGGACGCCAAGCCATACAGACCAGACGGCATCGTAGATGGTAAGAACATGCTTGATGTGGTTACACAGCCTACGGAAGAAGCAAAGTGGGATTACCCATTCAAGGGTATGAACGATATGCTACATGGCATCAGGTATGGCGAGCTTATCACAATCACAGCTGGTACTGGCTCTGGCAAGACATCCTTTGTCAGAGAAATAGCATCAGGATTATGTGAACGTGGTGAGACAGTTGGTATTCTAGAACTAGAAGCCAACAACAAACGTACAGCACTTGGCTTGATGTCAGCTGCTGTAGGTAAAGCACTACACATTGGAGAACACGATACAGATGAACTCACCAAATATTTCAATCATACGCTTGCTAATTGGAATGTATATCTTTTCGATGGCTTTGGTAGCTTTGACCCGGATGTTATTTACAACAGGATCGAATACCTTGCCAGTGGATTGGAATGTCGTGTTATATTCCTAGACCACTTAAGTATATTGCTGTCAGGACTTGACGGCGATGAAAGACGTATGATCGACTCTACTATGACTAGACTAAGGAGTCTGGTAGAACGTACAGGTATTACATTATACTTAGTATCACACTTACGAAGGAGCAACAGTGACAGTAATTCACACGAAGAAGGAGGCCGTGTATCCCTTGGACAGTTACGAGGGTCTCATTCTATCTCTCAGATTAGCGATACGGTCATCGCTTTGGAGAGAGACCAACAAAGCGAAGATGCTAACAATGTTACAACTGTTAGAGTTCTTAAAAACAGATATTCTGGCGAGGTTGGAGTCGCAACACGATTGACCTACGATTTATCCACTTGCAATTTTTATGAAACTACGAAAGATGACACCCCAGAGTTTGACCCAACAGTCGACTTCTAGGCTAATAAGACCCGAACCACCTACGGAGACAGATATTGAAAGAGCACAATTCAAAGACAAAACCTATTACCCTCCTGTTCGACCTAGAAACAACGCCGATAACGGCAAGAAATAAAGAAATCCACTGCCTAGTCACGATGGACTATGAGACAGGTGAGATTACAAGGTACAACGACACAGGACAGACAGACCCTATAATCAGAGGAGTTCAGTATCTAGAACTTGCTGATACTATTATAGGACATAACATCATTGGCTTTGACTTGCCAGTGAT